GGTTTGATGACTCTGTTGTTCGCCATTGAACCAACAGAAAAATAAATTGTTGTTTCAGGTTCAGCATCCCACATTGAAATGTTGGCAACAGCTTCGTCAATATCTGAGAACGATCCGCGGTTCCAACCGAACCCTTTTGGGTTTTGGCCTGAGTGGTCAGGCTTGTGTGCCATGATGACGACTTCGTCACGTTGGGCAAATATACGAGTAAGAAAGTTTTTTGTGTCCAAGACATGCCCCTAGATGAAAAACCCCGGCGTTACCCGGGGAGCGATTTACGTTTTTATTTTATTACTCGTCGAACAAACTGTCGAGCTTCGCCGCTAATTCATCCGATGCTTTTACAGGAGCAACGACTGGCTTAGACGTTGATGGACGTTGAGAGACATTTGTAGACGTTGATTCATCTTCATATGCATCATCCACAACCTGTTGTACGGGTGCAACAGGTGCCGCAATACTTTGCTTCGCTGTTGGTGCCGCAATAGCAGGCCCTGCCGCTTGAGGAGCGAGCTGACGTGTAGCTACTTTAACAGAATCACTTGCCAACAAAGTGTCTACGCGAGAAATTGCTTTCTCAGGCACGTAACCTTTTTGTTTGAACGTGATCTTAGGGAAGCTAGCTTGATCGTCGAAGCCCAACTCAGTGATGACTTCTTCAGGGCCAATGCCGTAGTTGCCCAAGTCCTTGAAGTACTCACGCAAAGCTTTCATGCCGCTGACAGGCACAGTCAGGCTGTAGACCTTTGATGGATCAGCCGCGGCCACCACTGCCAAGTGACGTTGATCGGCACACATCTTTGACTTTGCACCAGAGGGCAAAATCTTAGAACCAAGCACATTGTTCGGGCAGTCAGCGCAACCACTGTGAACGGGAGCCTCAACGCTAGCGTCAGGCTTGAGACCATCATTCGACCAACAATCGGGACGAACATTCTCTGCGGATGCATCGAACGCTTTAGCATAGAACACCTTGGAGACCCTAGGGTTTGCACCTACGATGATGGTGTCCAATGTGACGCCGACTGTTGTTTCAACACCGTCTTCGCTCAGGCGGTAACGACCTGCACGAATGCTGATACGGGGTATACCACCGCCATTGTCACTGCCGACGATGGCAGAAGCGACTGCTGACTTGGTGCCTGCTTGTTGACGAGCGGCGATGCGAGCTGCAATGTGTGCAGGTACTGTTTGAATGTTGCTCATGAGGTTACTCCTGTTATTGAGCTTTGGGGGGACGCATGGCATGAACCACTGCGCGGAAAAGGTAATCTTTAATTTGTTGCTCTTTAGGTAGATCAGCAAATGGTTTGATGCAGGGATGGATTTTTAGCACTGGGTCTTTAACCAACCCATACTCCCAACCATCTGCAATTTTCTGAGCCATCCAACTTTCGTGGCTAGCTTCAGGGCCAACGTCGTTGTGGGTATGCAGGTCTACGCCTAGCAAGGCGCTTTCCTTTTGCCACTCTGGCGCGTCTTCCCATGAAGGTTGGCTGTCATCGCCAATAGCTTGGCAATATGCGCGGTTCACCTCATGACATACACGTGCTGTGTGCGTCATGTACGCGAGGACTAAGTCGTCGTCATTCATTAAGTTATTCCTTTATGGGTTGCTGTCTGTAACTACGCCGTAGTTTCCACGTGACCACAAGAGGTTACTTGTAGCCATCGCGCCTGCTGCAATTAATTGCGCTGCGCTATAACGTTCTTTGTTTGCACGAGGGTACCCCGGGCCAACGTATATATCGCTATTTCTAAAATGAGGGACATAAGTAACATCATTTAGTTTGTATGTTACTTGCGCAAATAGTGGAGCGCCTTCTGCTATATCACGTTTCATGTTATTCCTTTGATTGAGCTTTACGTAAATTAAATACGCGGGTTGATGAGAAGTTGACACCGGGGGGTGGAGCACCATTGGCTTCAATGAAACTCTTAACTCCCAGTTTCGATGCGCGGGCTTCTACCATGTCCCACGAATCGTTTTCCTTGCAATACGCAAAGAACTCTTCACGCGACGCAACGGTCGCGGTATGGTGTGTCGACCAGTAGGCCGTACCAAAATTTGTCTTGACAGACTCGAGACCATCTTCCTGCGCTTTAGCAGTCATCCAGTTCTCTACAGCAACAAGCTTTTCCATAAGCTTGGCCTTAGCGGCTTTGTGCTCACGCTCGAGGGCGTCAATAGCACCGCGTACTTGCAGATATTTCTCTGCGGCTAATTCATAGTTCATAAGTAAATCCTAACTGTTTAACTAATCGTCACTGTTGATGCCTTGCACCAAATTCAAAAACTCCGCCAATGTGTTCTGCTTTGCGCGGAGTCGGCGGTATAACTCTGCTTCAAAGCCTGTGGCCCAGATGTGCCATACAGTCGTCTTGCCAGTTGTTGTCAACCGGCGAATCCTTGCATTGGCTTGCTCATACTGTTCAAGTGAATAAATTGGAGCAAACCAAACAATATCTTTCGCACGTGTCAATGTCAATCCATGTGCCGCCACTTTCGGGTGAGCCAACAAAATCTGTGGCCTGTCCGTGTGTTGGAAGTCGTTGAAGATTTGATTGCGGTCGTTCTTACTAACGTCGCCATGAACCGATGCAACATCGAATCCATCAGCAGTTAACTTCGCCTGCAACTCATCTTGTACGCCTCTCAGCGGAACAAATATGATGACCTTGTCACCAATCTCGTTAAGTAGTTCAGTAAGTGTATTATACCTCAACGAGCCATCGATTGCAATCTTACCGGTCTCGCTGTATACGACACCGCAGCTTATTTGCAACATCTTACTCAGCACAACTGCCGCATTCGCAGCAGTCACCTCACCCGCCGCAAACACAGTCACGGCTTTGTCTTTCATTTCCTTAAACGCTTTTTGTTGTTGAGGTGTTAGCTCTGTCTTGCGACCAACGAAGTTAGTGTCAGGTAAATCCTTGCACTCGTCAAGCGAAAAACGAATCGACGGTTGCAAAACTTTCTTGCATGTCTCAAGCGCATCTTGTCGTGGTGTCCACTTAAACGTTGTCACCTTTTGCATCACCATGTCTTTGAACGTCGTGAAGCTCTTAGGGCAAGTGGGTGAGTCAACAAGTCGTGCAAGTGTCCATGCATCAGCAGGTGTCTGTGAGATCGGTGTACCCGTGAGCATCCACAGCCATGGCTTATGCGTCTGCATCCACTTAGCAAAAATCTTGTAGCGTTGTGAGCTGGGTGATTTGAGCGCAGTCGCTTCGTCATAGATCACAACGTCGAACCCTTTCAAGTCCGCGGCCATGTTACTAAAGCCATCGTGGTTAATGATGAAGTACTGCACACCGGGCTTCTCCAGCAATTGCTTGCGCTTCTCCTTCGTTCCAGTGACAACGACGAACATGCGATGCGGCAAGTGGTGCTTAAGCTCCCTCCCCCATACAACAGTCAGCGTCGACAACGGCGCGACAATCAGAATCTTTTTCGCAACACCTTCGTCAAGCAAGAAGTCCGCGGCCCAGATCGAGCTGATGGACTTGCCAGTACCCGGTGCGTTAAGGCACAGGGCACGCTTATGTGTTGTGAGAAATGCAGCAGTGTCCTTCTGGTGATCCATCGGTGTAAACCGAGCAGGCCAGTTGTAGTAATGCATGATGGGAGCAGGGACACTAAAGCCCAAGTTCTTCAACACGATTGACTCGTCCACACCATACGGCACAGCAAGCATCGACTCACCATCATGGGTGAACTGCTTGGCGTGCGGCATCACAGACTGCACAGTGGCATTCTCATTGCTGTTAATGATGATCTTACGTTTGTCAGGTATTACAAGCATGTCAGTGCGACCCAAGCTTTGAACTCAATTTCCCACACATCGACGGACGTCTCACGAACGATCCATACCTTGGCACCGCTACGTATTAGCGCAGCGATCTCCCTCTCTTGGTGGGCTGTAGTAGTGCCCTTACCGAACTTGGTTTCAACAGCAAACATAGAACCATTAACACAGCCAATAAAGTCAGGAATACCAGACCGACCAAAGCCATTAGCAGCTGGCATAAACCACCAACAGTACTCTGAATCATTGAGTACATTTTTGACAATCTTTTTAACATCGCCTTCATTCTTCATCGTTTACCTTTCAGTCGTGCGTCAGGGCAAATGTCTTTTGCCGCGCACCATGGGCATAAGCCCGAGGGTTTTGTTTTAAATACACCAAGCTCAATCACATCTTGCACCTTAGTGAACCGAGGCTTCAGTGCCCGCCACATGGAGTCCAAGAACCTGCGCTCGTAGATAGCATTTGTTGTCTCGTTGAACTTGAGCCAGATGAATGATGTCTTTACCTTTGTCACTTCAGGGTAGTGCCAGAACACCATGGCCGCAAACAACTGCAACTGTGTTGGGTTGTCCTTCACTTTGCCAGTCTTGTAGTCAAGGCAGTACGCAGTGTCACCATCTACAACAAGCACGTCAGCGATTGATCTGATCCACACATCCTTAGCAAACCAGTCGACGGGTTGCAGGTCTGCGTTGACAGCCATCTGATGCTCGAACAATTTCTCGCCCGGGCGTTTCATGATGACGTCAACAACGCTACCCCATTGGTCAAGTGTCTTGCGTCCTTCGACGGACAGTGAGTCTAGATCAAGCACACCACGGCCTTTAGCCTCTAGCAACTTGTGAACACGGTCACCATATTCGGATGCCTCGTTCGATGTGTTGAGTACGCGTTTGGATACGTACAAGTAATCGAACTGGGCCTCGCATGTTTCAAAGGTTGATAGACGACTAAACGACAGTGGCATTGGTTGTGACATAAGTTTCCTATTTAGCGTCCCCATACGAAGGGCCAATGCCCGTCTCACAAGATACGGGGATGCTCCGGCACCACTTGGGTGTCAGGGACAGGCACTCTTCCATATAGGCACGAGCTTCAGTAAGTTCTTCGTTTGGCACCACGCAGACTGCTTCGTCATGGACTGACAGCTTCACGGGGTACCGTTGGTTGATACGTGCAGTTTGCCACATAACGATCCGCATTGCAGCATGTTGTGATAAATTTTCTACAACTTTCGGGCCGAAGATACGCACCCGTTGTTTTCCCATCAGGTACGACCATTCCTTGCCGTCGAACTTCAGGTCGTGATACATAACGCCGGGCTCACCGGGGCGGCCAAAGCCATCCTTCTGCGTGATAAACCATCCGTTGACGTCCACGTTCAACATACTGCAACCATTGGCGATGTCGGGCAGTATCACTTGCTGACACCTACCCCATAGATCAACAACCTTGTGGTGCACAGAGCGGTACAGATTCACAATGTCGTACGCACGGTTCAGGTCGATGGCTTGCACAGACGGATCGCTACGCGCCGCGATACGCACCATCTCTTGGAATCGCTGAGCACCGGCACCGTACTGGAGGCCAAGCATAGCGGTCTTACCTAGGAAGCGTTCAGCCTTGTCAGCCTTCGTGATGTTGCGGCCAAAGAGCTTAGACGCAAAGTCGCAGTACAAGTCAACACCATTGGCCAACTTATCTACCACGTCATCTTGTCCGGCCAAAGCCATCACAGTGCGAAGCTCGATGTTGGACGAGTCACCGACGAGCACAGTGTGTCCCTCGGGAGCAAGCAGGGCGTTACGCAAACCCGCAGACGGGCCACGCGCAGGGATGTTCTGCCAGTTGATGCTGTTGCCGCCTGAGTACCGGCCAGTGGTCTTAGCGCCCCAGAAGTTGAGGTACACCGGCAGTGGGCCACGCTTTGCAGTATCCACGAACTTGAGCGCACGCGTCTCAGCGATGGTTGTCTTAACACCAAGGCGTGCGGCGACAAGCGCCTGCACGTTGGAGTTCTCATGGTCGAGCAAGTCGGTGAAGTCCTTGTCGCTCTTGGCGAACGCGAAGGTTTCCTTGCCTGTGGTGTTGCTGATTTTCTTGGGAGCGGGCACACCGAGCAACTCGAGCTGTTCAGCAAACTTGTCATTGGACATCAGCGTTTCCTTGCCGACAACCAGTGAACGCATCAGGGCTTCCTTGCGGGTTACCTCGTCCTTGTACAACTGCTCCATCTTGGCCACGTCACCCACGAGCAAGGGCTCAGTGAACATACGCACAGTCATATCAATCAGGCGGGCTTCTAGTGGCGGTGTGAATGCATCCATCTTCTCACCCATCGCACGGCACAACCACGTGTCATGCTTGCAATAATCTGCATACGCCTCTAATCCCATGGGATTAAAGTCAGCACGCCGCATGCCCATCGCTTTAATTACTTCAGTGCCTTTGTCAGGGAACCCGAAGAATTTAGTTAAGTTAGCAAGTGAGTGTGAAGTTAAGTAAGGGTAGAGCATGCGGGCTTGGGAGAGTGTGTCCATCCACAGCCGCGGTCGTATCCCTAGTCGTTGCGTCAGCGCGTAGCCGTCGAACAAAGTGTTGTGGCATCGCACAGCAGAGTTAGCCCAGTCGTAATTGGAGTGCATCCACTCAGCGATCTCAGCTTCATCACCACTGAACCACACGGGCGGCTCTTCGTTGCGTGCAACGCAAACGCCAATGAATTCAAAGCGATCGTCCATGATGTACGCATCAGTCTGCATCTTTGACAAACTGAATTGCGCATCGTAGTACGTTTCAATATCTACAGTAAGTATGTCCATTAGGGATTCCATTCGAGCAACGTCGCCGCAACTCTGTTTGTTAGTAAGTCAGTAATTTCTTTGAGGTCGCTTGCAATATGCGTCGACCCGCCGATCTGGACAGTGTACCCGTTCTCAACCTGTTTGACTACCAAGTGAAGCGCACGATACTCTCCAGCTACATATGGGTAAGAATTCATCATCGCATTTTGTTGCGCTGCGTTCCACGCCTGACCCTGTGTAAGTTGTGGGTTATTCACAAGTAACCCTGATGTGATGTTACTGTTGGTCGCAATGGCTCCCTGTGAGCTTGGGCCCATGATCGCACCAGTAAGTGATCCTAGTAATGACATGATTCGTTTCGCTTTCTTAGTTAGTCGCCAGTGGGTTGGCATTTTGGTTTCCTTGGGTTAACGATCTTCTCAAGCACACGCTTTAGTATTTGCACGTGCATGATGTTGTCTTTGTTTCTAACAATCGCACGACGAACAATGGCCGCACAACGTTTACGTTCTTCTTCAGTGTCAACGAGGATCATAGGGGCACACTCCCTAGTTGTTTTAACGCGGCTTGCAATCCTGCGAGGCCACCGACGCGTTGGTCGTTAAAAAATATCTGTGGCATCTGACGTGCATCGGGGAACTCGGCAAGTAAGTTCTTCAGGCGGTCGCCCACTTCAACGTCAACTTCTGAGTACTTCAAACCAAAGTGCTCTAGCACCATCTTCGCTGTCACGCAGTTCGGGCAGTTAGCCTTGGTGTACATTGTTATGTTTATGTTGTTCATTTCTTCATCCCCCTAATTTCTTGAGCGCACATACGCCCAGTCCAAGTTGGGTGTTCATCAATTGCCTTTGCCACTTCCTCTAATACTTGGTTGCGTTGGGATGGCGACACAAAAATGTCGAAGTGGTAGGGTTGCCCCTTCATGGTGTTTTCACGTTCAATGCGCTCGAACTCGTCGTCTTCATCGGTGTGAATCATGCTTCCCTCGCTTTCAGCATGTCATCGGCCATTCGATATGCCGCAATGCTGATGATTTCCACGTCCTGTTCGCGCTTAACGGTAAGCAACATAGACTGCATCGCCTTTGCCGCAAAATAGTCGCGCATGGTTAAGCCATGTTCGTTATCTGCCAAGTCGTAGTGCATGGCGGGAAATGCTGGTCGGTTCATATCGGTGCGTCCTCTTCGTTGTCAGGGTTGAATGGCAGTTTGTGTAGTGGCTCGTGTTCAGGCGGTTGGTTGGGGAACGGCCATGTCACAGCATTGCACTTGTTATCGTCAGGTACACAAACGCCCAAAAAGTGGCTAGGCATATCGCTATCCATATGAAAATCTCCTTGTTGCTCATGTTTTACTTTCCACAATAGGTCGCATCTTGCGTTGACGAAACTCTTCCTTCACAAGTTCAACGGCTTTGTCCATGTCCTTGATCGTGATTAAGTCCATCTGTGCATCGTGCAGTTCCATCACCAAGTTAAGCGCGTTCATCTCAGTTGACTTCAAAATAAATCTACCAGTCTCAACGCCTCGTTTACCTACATCACGCAACGCATCAAGTCCTTCACGCACAACGTCAGCATACTCTTTACCAAACCCAAGTCGGTATAGTGCTTCTACTATGTTGACTGATGCAATGAGCGTATCGATATCACTGCGTGTTGCTTCCCCCCTTGTCAGGGTTGTCATCGCTAAGTGGTTCTTGATCTTAAGTTCCACAAGGTACTGCTCATGGTATGCCACTGGCTTGATACTTTCAAGCACATAGCCCAAGGGGTTAACTAGTAAAGGCTTAGGCCGATACTTACTTCGTTTGCGCATCTTCAAACTCGCGCAACTTGTGTATGTAATGCATGGCTTTACCCGCGTCGTCACTGCCTTCCTTACGTCCGGCACGCATACTGTACTTGATAACGTTGCCTTTGAGAAACCCACGGAACTCGTCGGGCGTCATCACAGCTTCCATTACAGCCCATGGTTGAATAGGCATATCTTTGTAGTGGGCTCCACCCACTTGCATGTTGTCTGCGCTTTCAGTCATTGCGTTCTTTCTTTACTTGTTTAAGGTTGCGTCCGGTGACGCGGTTAGTCCAACACGAAGCGCAAATCCATCGTGAGGGGTTCATCTGTACGCCGCCCTCTGGCAGTCGCAGCTCTTCGCATTTGTTACATAACTTAGCCTTGTGCACTGGTTGGTCACTACCAATTGACAAGTGGTTGTTTACAAAATTACTCTTCATCAAACTCATCCATCCAAAGATCATTCGGCCACACTAACACGGGTGTCTCTGGGCCTAAGTAGCCACCCTCAATGTTGAACTCAATAAACTCGCGGGCTTGCTCAGCATCCAAGCCATCACGCATAAGTATGTCCCGTATCTTTTCTGCATCGTAAACAAGTACGTGTACTAGCTGACGGTCTCTGTGCATGTACGCGGGGCCAATGATGGCCTCGTCATACCCGTCGTATTTAATCATGTGCTGCTTTCTCTTTCATTTCTTCTAGCGGCTTCCATCCGAAGCGACGCCACACAGATTGCACATCTGCACCGGCAGTCCACACGAAGCGGCTGTCATCTGCAGGGATACGTGGGTAGCACACCGAGCGAACGGGGATGCCATGGTGAACGATTGGTTCTTGGTTCATGAT